TTCCTAGACCGTGGCTCGCATGTCCACATCAGGCTCATTCGGAGATCTCCGATTCCTCGATGGTCAGGTATCGGATGGCGACGATCGCACACCGCGGGATGGCGATGACGTAGTCGTAGGTCTCCAGATCCGGCTTCATGCCGCCCGCGACGACGATGTGGTCTTCGTCGTCGTGCACGAGGAACCCAGCCTGAAAGATGCGTTGCGGCGACGGCAACTCGTAGATGCTGAGATCGGAGTTCGGAACGCTTTCGCACGAATCAACCCAGTCAACGAACACGGCGGAATAGCCGTCGCGGATCGGCATCGCTGGCCCCCTATCCCGTTGCGAAGTCGGAATCGTCGTTGAGTTCCGGGAGGCGACGCTTTGCCATCTCGGCGACGATGTTCGCAATGGGACTGTCTTCGACCGGAACCGAAGTCATTCCGCAATCCTTGAGGCGTTGGCGAATCACGTTCAGGTCTGCGGAAGTCGGCTGTACTCGCACAAGATTCCCATCACGATCCATTGTCTCTCGACCATTCTGGAGCATGTCGAGAAGCATCTCGTCGAACCGATCGCCCATGTCCTCAATTGTCATTTGTGCCTCCAGCCTGCTTGAGGATGTCCTCAAGGATTGCCCCGACGGGGCGGTTGTTCTGGTTGAGCATCTCCGCGGTCCTTTCGACTCCACGCTGCAGCGTTCGCGAGATGGAACTGTCCTCGCCGTACAACATCTCGACGTTTGAAGCGTCGTTCTTGGCACGGTCAATCTGAACAGAATTCATCCTTGCAGCAAGCTGCGGGTTCCTGCTCATGGTCAGTTCCCACGCCAGTTCTCGATACATGGTCACAACCTTGAGCATTTGTTCTTGGGCTGGGGTTACACCACTCACAGGGTCTGGAGACATCATGCGAGTGATCTGCCAATCCTCCTGAGCGAACAGATCCTCAAGTGTTTCCCGCAACGTCATCTTCGTGCCGGGGGCACGGACAGCCGCGACGTTCCGCTGCCACTCATCAAACGCCGAGTATTGACCGTCAGACGCAGGGATCTTGCGAAGATCCTGCTCCATGTACACCGGCTCGATCCGACGAGGAGCCGCTCCAAGTCTGAAGAACTCAAGCATGACAGGGTCGTCGGTGAGCTGGGACACCTTCGAGACGTTCACGCGGTTGATCCAGTTCCAAGCCGCACCAGTCGACTCTGTCATCGGACGAACCGGCTCACCAAGGAAGTTCATCCTCGGTGCGACATTCTCGTTAGCACCGAACAGACTTCTCGCGTTGAGGAACTCGATGATGTCTCTGTGCTCTCGCACAACGTCATCCGTTCCCATGGAGATCTGTTGTTGAGCAGCCGAGAACGGAACGAAGCCAAGAGCCAGGTTTCCTGCCAGCCGCTCGAAGGACCGCATGTCGTCTCGGTCGAACAGGTTCAGAACCTGAGAGATTCCTTGAACGTACGGCTTCTCCTGCATCTGTCGACCAGTGGTGATGAACAAGGACTGACCAACCTCGCTCATGGTTGTGACGAGCGCGGTCATCAGGCCGACCTCTTCCTCAGTGCTGTAGAACCCATCCTCTTTGTGAAGGAGCATGTGGGTGTCTGCAGCAAGAGCAAGGTACTGAGCGAGCGGATCCCAACCGTTGTAGGAAACGTAGGTGTCGCCGATCTTGAAGGAGTACGGACGCCACCCGGCATCCATCCAGATGGCTCGCTCTTGTGGATCGTCTGGGCCGCCACCAGTGATCTTGCCCGCGTCTGCCAGAGAGAAGACGGCTGTGGTGATCGCGACGCCGGCGGCCTGCCGCCCGCGAGCCTCGGCAACCCGCTTCGGATCCTCAGATGCCAGATCCTCGAGGTGACGCCGGTGGAACGCTCCGAGGTTTGATGTGCTCGGAAGGTCCGATTTTGCTCCAGGGGTTCGGTACGGGATGCGGCTCCGTGGCTCTGGAAGCGTGAAACCCTTGCCCTCGGCAAGTCGCAGCGAACGCGACATCAGCTCGGCAAGGATGTTCGTCGGAGCAAGAGAGAAGAACTTCGCTTGGATGTTCCATGGCGTTCGGAAGAACGGGATGAGGAAGCGAAGAGTTCCGCCAAGGTTGTTGTCGATGCCACGCTGAATCGCGGCGCCGAAACCTTCGAGTTCCGACTGGAACACGGCTCGCGTCGCGTAGTCCTTTGCATACGCGACGTTCCGCTTGTGCGTCTGCGTCCACTGGTCGTTGTAGTAGTCACGAATCGCCAGCGCCCGCTCCATATCGTTCTCGATGCCGGCGATCTCTGGCTTCGCTCGTGCCTCATCGATGATGGCGTTCTGATCTCGGATCCGACCATCTCGAATCACCTCATCGGTTCGACGGGTCACCTCATCCTGAATGCGGCTCGAGTGTGATCGGAGGAACGCTTCAAGTTCTACCGGGGTTGGCTCTCTCTTGAGCATCCCGTTGTTCTTGGCGGCATCGATCATTTCCGAGACAACCTCCTCGTTGAACTTGTCAAAGAGGTGGACACGAGCGTTGACCTGACGGAAGAATTCGTCGAACGTCATGATCGCTCGAGATGGACTTCGGACGAACTGACCAGTGCCATTGATGATGTGACGAGCAATTGGGTTGCTCGCGTCGCTCGAGATCGCGAACCGATTCTGTCCATCGTACAGATTCGTTCCAGGCATGATCACGCCCTGCTCGTTCTTGGCCGCGCGAAGCGCGTACTCGAACGAGATCATCGCCTGAGAGATTGATTGCCGGATGTTTCGGAACTCTCTGGCAACCTCGTTCATGCCACGGCTGTCTCCCAGAGCACGCATAGCCAGACCGCCAGTGATTCGCATCGTGGAGTCGAGGGCCATGTTGAGCATCGGCGAGAACACCGACAGTGTGAACCAGGTCTTCGGGCCAGACAAGAGGTTGTTGACGAAGTACTCCTTCATGATGTCAACAGTCTTCTGGATGGCACCACGGTTCATCGCTTCGTTGCGAAGGATCTGACCGATCGCGTAGGCGTCTCGAGGAATCTCCACAAGCGCCAAACCATTGATGATGTCGTCAGATTCCTGAACGAGCGTGCCCGGTCGCATGCCGAGTCCGCGAAGGAACTCGTCCGCGACCTTTGGGTTCGCCAACTCGTCGGCGCTCGGGAGAGCGACGTTCTGCATGGCGTGACCCATCCGGCCCCAGTTCGTGCCCGCCGAGCTGACGCCCGCCTGCACGACCTGATACTCGAGGGACGCACGGTGCATCATCGCGATGTCCAGCGGACTCCCGGTCTTTCCGGCCTGCTTGGCAAGCTCCACCAGCTTCTGAGCCTTGAACACCAGGAGCATGTTCGCAGCCATGATCTTGGAGTCCGGCGTGTTGCGACCCGTCGCGACTCGCATGTCGATGCCGCCGAGGAGTTCAGCCATCGTCTGATCGATCATGTCTGGGTCGCGACCCATCAGGCCATTCAGGGAGTCGAGAGCCTTGCGGACCATCTTGTCCCGGCTCTGGGGACGCATCAGTGCGTCGGACTCGAGCAGCTCGCGAGTGAAGGCGTTGAAGTGGGCGATCAGTTTGAGAGCATCCTCTGGAGTCGACACGTCGAACCGCTTCGCCATTCTGGCCTCGCCGGTCGCCGTCCTGCGGTTGGTCCCGAGGATGTCCTCTGGGGTGATGACCTCCATGATGTCCATGCCAGCCTTGTCGGCCTCGTCGATCCGCCGGATCACTTCGCGGAAGTCCCCAACTCGGACGTAGCGATATGGGGCGTATCGAACCGGCAGGCCACGCATGTCGACGAGACGATCGAGCACCGCCGCCACGTCCTTGCTGATCGAGACCGTGCCGCTCTTTGCGTCCTTGTAGATGTCTCGCATCGCTGCCGCGGTGAAGTCAAAGGACTCGGCAAGTTCCTTCGGAAGCAGCGACACCCCGGTTCCGCGAGGCCCGCCGGCGGCGATGTACTTCTCGAAGTCCTCGGCGAACCGCTCTTCTTGGGCACGGGTCCACTTCCCGTCCTTGACGCCGTAGGCGTTCTCGACGGTCTGGATCTGCTTGGCCGACAGGGCGCCCTCCCCAGCCTTGGCTCGGGCGCCCATCTGCGTCACGCGGATCGCGTGACCCATCTCGTGAACCGCGGTCGTCCGGTCTGCTGACCGGAAGAACTTGATCAGGGCGATGCCTTCTTCTCGGTCGACGACGGCGGCGCCGCGGGCGGTGAGCTCGCGGCCTCCGGGGCCATAGGCTGATTGGTAGAGGGTCGCGTCCCCGTCGTTGAGT